ATAATAATAATAATAATTTAGAAAATGGCAACAACTAATAATTTAACAACAACTTATGCAGGAGAGTTTGCAGGGAAGTATATCTCGGCTGCATTATTAAGTGGTAAAACTTTGGCAGCAGGAAACATAACTGTTGTGCCAAACGTTAAGTTCAAGCAGGTAATGAAAAAAGTTTCAACTAACGCTATTGTAAAAGATGCATCTTGTGACTTTGATCCAACATCAACTTTAACTTTAACTGAGAGAATTTTACAACCAGAAGAGTTTCAAGTAAACCTACAGCTATGTAAGGCTGACTTTAGAAGCGACTGGGAAGCAGTACAAATGGGATTCTCTGCTTATGATAATTTACCACCACAATTTAGCGACTTTTTAATTGCACACGTTGCAGACAAAGTAGCTCAAAAAATGGAACAAAATATATGGAACGGAACCAATGCTAACGCAGGAGAGTTTGATGGATTTAGAACAACACTACTAGCAGACGCTGATGTAGTTGATGTAGCAGGTCAAGCATCTACATCTTCAAACGTAGCAGCAGAGATTGGTAAAGTTATGGACGCTATTCCATCTGCAGTATATGGTGCAGAGGACTTAGTAATTTATGTACCAAGCAACATCCTAAGAAACTATATTAGATCTTTAGGTGGTTTTGGTGCTAATGGACTAGGAGCAGCAGGTACAAACAATGAAGGTAACCAATGGTATAATATGGGTAACGCTGTATCTTTTGATGGTGTAGAATTAGTTCACGCACCAGGTTTAGCAAGTGATACAATGGTAGCTGCAGAACGTGGAAACCTTTTCTTTGGTACAGGTTTATTAAGTGACCAAAACGAAGTAAAAGTAATTGATATGGCAGACATTGATGGTTCTCAAAATGTGAGAGTTATTATGAGATTTACTGCAGGTATCCAACACGGAATAGGTTCAGATATTGTACTATATTCTTAATGTTTAACTTTAAAATTTAAAAATATGGCTTGTGCATTAACAACAGGAAGAAAATTACCTTGTAAAGAATCCGTAGGTGGATTATCCGCTGTATTCTTTGCTGATTACGGTACACTTGGTAATTTAAACACTACAAGTGGTGAAGTAACTGCGATAACTGGTTCACCCACTATATTTCAGTATGACTTAAAAGGTGCAACAAGTTCTTTAACAACAAATGTTATTTCTTCTAGAGATACGGGTACAACACACTACGAAACAACTTTAGAAATTACATTAACACATTTAGATAAGGCAACTGCTGAGGAGTTAAAAATAATTGCAAAAGCAAGACCTCATATATTTGTTAAAGATAACAACCAAACACCTAACTATTTTTTGGTTGGAAAAGAGCAAGGAGCAGAAGTAACTGCGGGTACAGTAGTAAGTGGTGCTAATTTTGGAGAACTAAGTGGTTATACACTAACGTTCCAAGCTATTGAAGCAATACCACCATTATTTGTAACAGAAAGTGTAGTTACAGCGAGTGGTACTCAAATAGATCCTGCTTAATAGTTTTTTTTAATTGTAATAAGAAAGGGGAGCAAAGTACTCCCCTTTTTTTATTAGTCTAGGTTCATAACTCCTTTAACATTATACGGTTTATGTTGATAACGGACTAATATTTCTACTTTCTAAAACTTTATTAAATTTTTGTAGATTTTTTTCAGTTTTATTTATTTCATCTGATTTATAAGCTAATTTTTTAAAGAATTTTTTCACTTTTTCTTTATCAGATGGTAATGGCAAACCGAATAAATTATGTAGATCTTCTAAATTATTTTTAAACTTTTTAGCTTCATTGTCATAATATTCAACTAAAATAGTATGATCTTTACTTTTATTCTCTTGACTTAATTTTTGACAAGTAAGCCAAGAACTTGCAAGTAAAGAAGATGTTTGTAATATAATGTTCAAAGAGTGTATATCTTCTCTATTATATAAACAATTAATTTGAAATTTACCTTTTTTTACTAAGGCTTTATTTATAAATATATTTTTGAAAATTGACAAATTTTTAATTATTATGTTAAGACTTTCTTAACTTTACACAAATATATATAAAATATTTAATTATCAAAAAAAATTAATAACTTTTTAAATATAAATTATTATAAAAATAGTATTATATAAGTATGAAGATTTTACAAACAGGTGGTGCAAATCAAACTCTTACGGTAGTTCCTAGATCATATCCCTCATCGGTAACCCTTACTGTTAGAGATACAAGCACAAATACATCAACAGTTACACAAACAGTAACATTTACAAAATCAAATGACAAAGCAAGTTTTACACACGCATATAATTTAAAAGAGGGTAGGTTTTATGATTTAAAGTTAGAAGAAGGTATTGGTGCAAATTGGAATCAAGTAACAACACTATGGCAATCAACTACTGATAACTGGGAAAGTGTGTTTTCTTCTTTAGAAACTATTTATTTAGATAAAATATTTTGTACGGACCAAACTATAAATCAGGCTACAAATAGTTATTATACTATTAATAGTGGTGATTATACGGAAACAACAAGTTATCCAGAAGATGAATACACAATAATAGACTAATGAGTAAAATAAGAATAGTAAATTTAAGTAGTTATGTAGCACCTAAAGTAAAAGAGGAGCAAAACAAAGATTTCATCTCATATGGTGAAGATAATAATTACTACCAATACCTAATAGACCAATATCAAGGCAGTCCAACAAATAATGCTATAATTAATGGTGTTACCGAAATGATATATGGTAAAGGACTAAACGCAACCAACAGCGATAAAAGACCTGAGGAGTATGCAAAGATGGTTACTTTATTTAAAAAAGATGATGTAAAAAAAATAGCATCTGACTTTTATTTATTAGGACAAGCTGCTATGCAGATTATTTATAATGTAGATAGATCGCAAATAGTAAAAGTAGAACACTTTCCAATACAAACACTTAGATCTGAAAAAGCAAATGATAAAGGTGAAATAAAAGGGTATTATTATTTTCACGATTGGTCAAAGTATAATAATAGATCAACTGCTAAAAGAATAGCAGCATTTGGAAGTAGTCAAAATGAAGCTAATGAAATATTAGTTATAAAGCCATATAAGGCAGGTTATTTCTATTATGCACCCCCTTGTTATATGGGAGCATTACCTTATTGTGAACTAGAAGGAGAAGTAGCTAATTATCACATAAACAACATACAACAAGGTATGGCACCAAGTATGCTAATTAACTTTAACAATGGTGTACCAGACGATGAGCAAAGAGAACTAATTGAGCAAAGAATATATGAAAAGTATAGCGGTAGTTCTAATGCAGGTAAATTTATTTTGGCTTTTAACGATAATCAAGAAAGTGCAGCTACTATAGATGCGGTACAATTATCTGACGCACATAATCAATATCAATTTTTATCAGACGAGGCAACTAAAAAAATTATGGTAGGTCATAGAGTTGTTTCCCCAATGTTGCTTGGAATTAAAGACAACAGCGGTCTTGGTAATAATGCAGATGAATTAAAACAAGCGAGTATATTATTTGACAATATGGTCATTAGAGTTCAACAAGAATATCTAATTGATGCTTTTCAGCAAATACTTGCGTACAATAATATTTCTTTAAACCTTTATTTTACTACACTACAACCTTTAGAGTTTACAGATCTTGGCAACAATGTTGTTGATGAAGAAACTAGAGAGGAAGAAACAGGTGTAGATCTTAGTGCAGAAGTAGAACTCAACGAGGATTTTACTAATGAGTTATTGCAGATGGGAGAAGATGAGGATTTAGAGGAGTGGGAGTTAATTGAAGAGGCACCAGTTGATTATGAGAAAGACGAAGAGTTGAATAGTAAAATAGAATTAGCATCAACAGGAAGTGCAAAGCCGAATGCTAAAAGCGATCAAGATGGAAAAAATGAGGATGGGTTTCGCTATAAAGTTAGGTATCAATATGCTCCCTTAAAAGAAACAACACGAGATGGTAAAAGTGTAACAAGAGATTTTTGCAGTAAAATGATAAATGCAAAAAAAATATATAGAAAAGAAGATATAATGGCTATGAGTAGTAAATCAGTAAATCCTGGTTGGGGACCAAGAGGTGCTAACACTTATGATGTCTGGCTTTACAAAGGTGGTGGTAATTGTCATCATTTTTGGATGAGAAAAGTATATAGGTCAAAAACAGTAAT